ATGGCCGGACGGCATGCGGCAGCCCTAAGAAAAATTCCTTAATTTCTTTGTGCAGGTTTGACGCGCTGTCCGAACGGTGCGCGACAACCTGGGCGCGGCGGCCGAACATGGTAGACGTCTGGTGAAAGTACCTGCCACCGATGTACGTACTAACGCCCATACGTCGGGCTTTGGGAATGAGGGCGCGCACCATGCCAAATTCTGCGCGCTCCGCTTCTATGCGGGCGTGCAGAACGCGCTGGGCGTTATTGAGAATGAAGGGTATGCGTTCGCCGCCCTGTCGCGGCCGGACCTTCAAAAACTTTTCGCGGTAGTAGTTGAAATCGCGCAGCTTCGCCCGGCGCTCTTCCTTTGAAGCGGCCGGCGTCGGGGCGTCCCATGGGAACGCAGGGGGCGGCGCAACGTCCCAGGGGAGTGGTTGCGCCGCCTGCATTTATCGAACCCCGAGCGCCTGCAAGTTCTCGCGCGTGGCGGCGATCACATTGGGGTTATTGGGCAGCGCGTCGGCACTGGCCGGGCTGGTGACGACGATGGCGCCGGAAGCGCCTACGGTGTCTTTCTGCGCCTGCAGGCCGCCGAACATGGTGACAAGGCCGCCCAGGAAGCCGTTGCCCAGTGTCGCGACTGCCAACATAGCCTTGACCACGTTGGGGCTGAGAGAAAGGTCGCCGAGCTGGCTGGCGCCGCCCAGCAACGTGGTGTTGAACAGAATAACGATGCCAATCCATTGCAACGCTGTGATGTTTTGAAGCTTCATTTTGTGCCCCTGGTTTGCAAGCCCCGTGAGTACCACCTATTGCATTCGCGGTCAAATTATGTCATACGAATGGCGGGCGTGAACCCACGCCTAAATCTCCAAAGGGGCCGGCTTAGAATGCCCTCGAAACCGGCCCCGCTGGTTATTCTAAGGCCGCCCGGGCGCGAGCCCTACGCGGTGACACTGGACCGTCTAACCGCCCTGGTATGGGCTGCAAGGGTGCTGAGAATGGGACGATTGGCCAATGTGCTGAAACCCGCAACCGAAGCGCGGGACGGTCTGGAGCACGAACTTATCTCGGACGTGGCAAAGTACGTCGACCGAGTGAACCATATTCGGAAGCGTAAAGACGAAATCATGATGAAACAGCACGAAGCGCTGGACGTCGACATGTCCGATATCGCCGCGCTGGAAGAGGACTTGGAAGCCTTCGGAAAAAACGACAAAGCCGGCGCAAGCGATGGCGCGCAGTCGTCCGCCTACGCCGGTACGGCTCCGCCGAAGCTTTAAATCTTTAGGACGACGTCTTTGTGACCCGTCGCGGCGCTGTCTGCGTACGGGTCATAATCTGCAGGCGGGTACCATGACCCGCTAAACAAAGCGGACTGGCGCCACACCGGAACGCGCTGTACGTGCCCGCTATCGACAAACCCACCAGTGACGGCGTGGCCCCAATCCTGCCCAGAGATAAGTCCGTGTTTGCGTGCCATAGCGCGCAAAAATACATAGGGCTTATTCCCCTCTTCGTACCTGCCGTTCGTGAACACGCCGAAGTCGACGGCGACGCCGTAGCCGTGACAGCCGACGGTGCGGAGCTGGGTTGCGCGCTTCTGAAAGAGCGCGCTTTGCCGGGTCTGTGAGCGGTAGGTTTCCAGTACCCGCAAGTCGTGGCCGGTGGCTTTCGCCTCTTCCACCAGCGCGAGAACAGCCGCGCGGGTGCCGGGCTCCAGCAACGCCATGTCTTTGCAAACGGCGTCGCTGCGGAAGGCTTTCGAGTTGCGGATGACTTCGCTGTAGAAGGTCATAGGAACCCCTATGGAATGGCAGCCGTGCAGGCGCCGCCCGGGCACATCATTGGCCCGCGAACGTTGGATGCCCAGTTCACGCCGCCGGGTTGGTTATTCTGGACTGTGACCGGGCAGCCCGTCGAAAGGTTTTCAATTATCAGATTGTTCGGGATGTTGCCGTTAACGAGCTGGATTGCCGCCGTACAGCTTGCGGCCTGCTCCTGTATGTTCTTATAGCTGGAAATCAACCCGCTAATCGTGACGTTCTGTTGCAGGCCGATAACATAGCCCTCTATGTCAATGTCCCGAGCAATCAACCGCCCGGAAAGGTTTTGTATGCATATGGCAGCGCCCGCCGGGCCGGAGCCGCACAAACTGCGGTCCATGATATGCTGCGAAGTGTTCGCGTTGAATGAAAACCCGGGATTGGTCGCGGTGCCGGATTGCACGCAATTGACGCCGATCCAAACATCATTGGACGCGCCGCCGATGCCGACTTCATACTTGACGCAGCCGCGCTTGCCGGCGTCCACTTCCACTTCTTCCGCGAGCGCGTATTGCTGCCCGGACTGCGAATGTATCATTGCAGTACCGGCCGATGCTGCCGGCAGCGTGAAGCCATACAAGGTCATATATTCGACCTTGCAGCCGAACTGCCCGCCGGCCACGTTGGGGTCGCACAATTCAATATAGTAGGTGTTACCAGGGTCTGCGGTGCACTCTTTCAGCGTCGTGCCGAAGATGCTTTCGCCAGTGAAGCGGACGGCTTGCGGCACGACGAAATTGTACGGCGTGTTGTTCCACGCACCGCATGTCATATAGGCGCCCTTGGGTACCAAGAGCTGGCCGCCGAAGCCGGCAACGCCTATGGTGCTGCCGTTGATGCCGCCCACGTACGCAAGCGCGCTCCACAGGCAAGGCGAATTGTTAAAGGCGGTGGCGTCGTTCCCGTTCCAGTCGGGCTTGCAGCCGAACTGCTTTGCATTGGGGACGCCATCTGGCACGTACTGCCAATGGGTGCCGCCGACAGAAGTAAAACTCGCCCCAGGGCCGCCGATCGAAGTAACCGTGTAGGTGAAGCCCGATCCCGAGCCGCCTAAAACCGAGTTGGGCGCGGTAAGCACGTCGCCAACCGAATAGCCGTTGCATGGCGACACGCTGGACACCGTCGCCACCAAACCACCCGCTACCGTCGCGCCGACGCTGCAAAACTTACCCGTTCCGCCGACAAAACGTACGTCGACATAAGAGCCGTTGACATAGCCCGAACCGCCTGCGACCGAAGCTGTGGCAATGTACGTATCAGTAAACGCTGCACTGCCGACGTTCTGAAACGTCGCGGCGCCGCCGTCGCCCGGCGTGTAGTAGCCCAGCGTACGCACAGCGGAGAAGGCCGAAAGGTTCAACGTTGCGGCGACTGCGCGCGAGGGCAGGACGGGCGTAATGCCGCATTGCCAGCCGGTGCCGGTCACCCACTGCGTAAATTGGTAGACTGCCGAACATGACGCAATCGCCAGATCGGACGTCGCGACGCCGTCGACCGTGCCCTTGACGGTGTTGGCGGGGCCGGGCGCAATGCCGTTGTTCGTGATCGGCCCGAAACTGGGGTCAACCGCAGGCCCGTTGCTCTTGAGCGGCAGCCCGGAGGTGCCCGGCGCTGCATTGCCAAAGCCGGTCATGCCAGCTCCGCGCCCGACGGGTATCGAATGGTTGGGGGTTTGCCACTGCGCGAGCGCGGGCGAAACGAAAGACAACGCGACAAGCGCGGCGACAGTACGAAGCAATTTCATGGTGCGATTACCCAGCCGTTAAGGTCTGTGGACGGATAAAGGGTTATACCGGCCAATTGGTCCGGTGTCGATAGCAGCGCCCAGGATGGAAGCTTCATAATCGTATCGGTCCCGGCGGGTGTTAACGTCACCGTGTGGCTAACAACAGCCGTTGACCAATCCACGATTTGAAGCGCCTTGCCGGCGCGGCTTAGGACCGTGGGCAGCCGCAATATGGTGGTGCCCGGGTTATTGCGCTGTACAGCAACCAACGAAGTCAAGGCGGCCACGGCGTTGACCGCGCTGGGCGCCGACTGGAATATGTAGCCCCCGAGCGAAATCGTCAGGATTGCGGTCCACAGCTCCGGCGTCGCGGGTTCGTACTGCGACGTCAGCGCGTTCCACAGATACACGATGCCTTCGGCCGTCCATGACGGTTGCGCGGGCTTTAGCCACGCCGTAATGGGCTGATTAACGATGGGCTGTGTCTGTCCAGTCGACAGCCGAATAAGCCCGGCTCGCGCGAGCGCCGCCACCGTGAAGTCAAGTCCCGGCATGCGTGAGTTTTCGGCGCCGTCCGTCGACAGCCGACTAAGCGCCAGAAAATCAGTAACCGGGTCATAGCTCATGGCGTATCGTACTCCAGCCCGCCGCCGACTGCGGCAAGTGAGCCCGTGGTTGCCGACGTCACCAGCTTCATTACGAACAGATTGCCGGCTGTGCAAGCTGCGGTATGCGTGACGTCGCTGCACGTGGTGCTGGGGCCGGTAATGGTGCAGGTAAGCGCGGTGTCAGCGCCGGCTACCCGCAACGTCGCTGTAAGCGTCTGCCCGGCCGCTGGCGCCGTGGAGAATACGAACAGGTTGCGGAAGGTGCCCGAAAGCGGGCAAGACACCGACACGTTCGCTTCCGTGGCGTTCCCCAAGTACATCGTGAACAGGGTCGACGCTTGCGGAAGCGGGACCGTGCTCATGGAGAACGGGAGGATTTGCCGCAGGCTTTGGAAGCCGATGCCGTTGCCGGCGGAATTAACGCCTAGGAACGTGTTTGCCGTCGTGCCTTGAATGTCGGCAACGTTCGCAGTCCCGTTGCCGGCGACGCCGATAACGGAACGCGCGATGCCTTGCGCCATGTTGGCGCGGGTGACTTGGTTGGCGCCCAAGGTCAGGTTCGCAGCGCTGCCGGACGTTGGGGTACCCAGCGCACCGTTGAACACCAGCGGAGCGCCGGCACTCCCAATATTGAGCCCCAGCGCCGTCTGCACGCCCGTGCCCAGCCCGGTTATGTTGGCGAGCGGCACCGCAGTAGGTACGCACGCGGTCTGCGACGCGGCGGTTATTAGCCCCTTGCCGTTGACGGTGAACGAAGGGCACTGCGAAGCGGAGCCGAAGGCGCCGACGTTCGCATTGACTGTTGCCAGCGTCGATACGCCGGCCGCATTCAGCGTCCAGTCGCCGCTAACCGTGCGGCAAATCGGGTCTGCACCCGCCTGGGCAACGGCAAGCTGGCCGGCGCCGCACAGCAACGAAGTGTAGCCGGTGACGCCCGTTCCTTTGCCGATCGCAAATGCGTGATTGGTGACGCTGCCGGCGTTCTGCCCGAGCGCGGAGCTGACGAAAAGCGCCGTTGCGAGTAGCGCGGCGAGTGCTGTACGTAGGATTTTCAAAACACATACCCCCTTCCGGGTAACGGACGGAAATTGAGGCTCGCCCCGTTCCCTGCGATCTGCCACGACGTTGCGCCGCCCGGGAAAACATCGGCCCCGCTGCGCTGCACCGTGATTGTGTTGCCCGCGCCGCTGTCCGCCTTCCAGTCGGAAATGAGCACGGGGCCGTTTTTGAACACGGCTTCCGGCATGATTAGCGTGATCGGCGCAGATATGGCTTGGTTTACCAGCACAATGCCGGCGCTCACTTGCACGCTCGCGGGGCCGGGTGCGGTGATTTCTTGGATTGCGCCGCCGGCAGCCGACGCGAACAGCGCAGACCACAACGCCGGGGTGGCGGGTTCGTACGCCCCGATAGCCGAGTTCCACAAAAACACCGTGCCTTCGGCTGCCCACGACTGCGACGCCGGCAGCAACCATACGGTGGTGTCTTGGTTCGTCGTCGGTGCTGTGCTGCCGACTGAAAGCGCAAAGAGGTTCGCACGCGCGAGCGCGGCCACGATATAGTCAAGCCCCGGTATTTCCGTGGCACGCATGCCGCCGGACGTCCGCCGAAGCAGTCCCAGGAAGTCCGTTAGCGGGTCATAGCTCATTAGTTTTTCACTGCGTTGATAACGTCCACGTACGCAAGCGTAAGATTGATGGAGTGGTTATGCGCGCCGCCGCCCCCGGTGTTCGTGTTGGTCGCTGCGGCGGGCGAACTGCCCTGCACACTGCCGGGCGTGATATCGGAGAAAATGCCGGATGAAAGCGCCGCGTTCGTGCCGTGGCTATGGCTTGGCATTTCGCCAACGCTCACGGTATGGTCGCCCGTCACCGTCTGCGCAAAAATGGTGCTAAACGCGTTGCCCGGGACTGTCTGTACAGTGCCGGACGTCAGGCGCAAGCCGCAGTCGTTCACCGTTACTTGTTTTGTCCAGCCCGTCGGGGCGTTGTCTTGGCGGAACAGCATGCTTGTGCCGCTGTCAAATTCAGCGGTACGTGCAGCCCATGACGGGTTGGCAGCGGGGCCGCCGCTGGAAAGAACTTGGTTCACAGTCCCGGGCGGCAGCGCGTCCCACAAACCGGCGTCGCGGTACAGGATGGAGCCTTGCAGGTTGCCAAAGAGCAAATCGAGCAACGTGCTAATGGTCGACCACTCCGGCAAGCCGGCGACAGGCGACAGCACTTGTCCCGCGCTGCCGACTGCCAGCGCTTCCCAGTTCACGGTGCCGCGCCGCAGTATGTTGCCCGGGGTGCTGCCGAATGCGTTGTCAAGCGAAGCACTGGTGACAATGTCCACCGTGCCGGGAATTGGGGTTGCCGGCCACGTGCCCAGCGCCTTGGGACCGTAGATGCCATATGGCGCGTCTGTGCGTACGGCGAAATCGCCATTGGCGCCGACAGTGTTGGACGGAGCGCCGCCCGTTGTCGTCCACCACGACACGCCGCTTTCGCCCGCCGTGGCTTCCAAGAACTGCAGGAACAGCCCGGGCGTCGCCGGCAGATATGCCGTGGTGACTTTGTCCCAAAGGAAAAACGAGCCTTCGCCCGTCCACGATGGCGTCGCCGCGCGCAGCCATGCGGTGATTGACTGATTAACAACGGGAGCGGTGGCGGACACCACGACGGTGATAACGCCCGCACGCGCGAGCGCTTCAATGACGAAATCGAGCCCCGGCATTTCAGCCTTGGCGACGTTGCCGCCGCTAAGGCGCCAAAGCCCGACAAAGTCCGTTGCGGGGTTGTACACCATTACGGCACCACATGCTGGTCTAGCGCTGTGTACAGCGGGTTAAGCGTGACGGCAACGTTAGTCGGAGCCCCCGGCCACGCGCCAGCAGCCTTCGGGCCGTAGATTGACGGCTGCATGCCGTAGTTGGGGAAACCGCCCCACTGCAGAAAATAGTCTCCGTTAATGCCAATGTCGTTCGTGGGCGGGTAAGCGCTGAAAAACTTCATTCGGGTTTGATAAGTCACCGGAATGACGAAGATGTAATGGCCCCAGGGGTCGACGCCGTCGACCGTGGCGCGCTTGTTGAATAGCTGGAACGTCTGTACGTCCACGTACAGGTCGCCCACCACGCCGACTTCCGGCACGGGCGGACCAAAGCCGCGTATGATTGATCCAAACTGCTTTGCCTGGAAAAATACGCCGCCCTGCAATGTGCCGTTGTCAAATCCGCTCATATGACGTGTTGGTCCTGAGAGGTGTAAAGCGGGTTAACCGTGACGCTGACATTAGCCGGGCCGGACTGCAAACCGATCTGCGCTACGGGGCTGCCGGCGCCGGCTGGGACTGGCACACCAAGCACGTATTCGTCCGTGAGCCCGATCGCAATCAACTGCGTAGACGGGCTGTCAGTGAGCGGGGCACCCTCGCCCGTCAAGCCGATCGGCAGCACCGTGCCGGCGCCAGCCGCTGCAATGGCAGTGTTCGGGCCTTCGCCATTCTCCGGCCAGCCGGCGGCTTGCTTGGGGCCATAGATTGACGGCTGCATACCGTAGTTGGCCCAGCCGCCCCACAACAAACAATAGTCGCCAGTGATGCCGATATCGTTCCCGGGCGCGGAGACGCTGAAAAACTTAAGCGCGGTGCGGTACGTGACTGGCACAATGAACAGATAGTGGCCCCACGGGTCTACGCCCTGGTCTGTCATCCGCTTTTCGAAAAGCTGCCACGTTTGTACGTCAATGTACAAATCGCCGACAACGCCAGCCTGCGGAACGGGCGGGCCGAAGCCACGCAAAATCGAGCCGAATTGTTTGGCTTGAAAGAAAACCCCGCCCTGCAGCGTGCCGTTGTCAAAGCCGCCCATTACGTTACGGCCCCCGTTTCACCCGTGCGCGTAACTTGCAAGGTCATAAGCACGC